CTGAATCTGTTGATTTGTTGATTGCTGCAAGTTTCTCGTTATACTTCAGGTCTGCCTCAATCTTCTTCTTAGTAAATTCATCATACTTAAATCCTTCTTCGTCTAGTTTTTTCTTGATAGCTTCTGCATTAGCTTCAAATTGTCTAGCAGCTTCTTTATCAGCTAAAGATTTGTTATATGAATCCAAGTTACCCGTTGCACTTGCAAATGCTCTACCAACAAATTGTATTACTTTTGCTAAACCTTCAAATATAGGCATAGCTACAGCCGATATAATATTTACAACTGTTTCCATTACAGCACCAAACGCATCAGTAACTTTATTTAGTATTGCCATGCCTTCTTTGGTCTGTGTAAGAGCTTTATATAGTCCTAAGAAAACAAGACCAATAGCAGTTATTACTGCAACAACTGGATTTGCTAAAAAGAACTTAAACGCATCATCCACACCCTTCATTGCCTTACCTACAGCACCAGCCGGGCCAGGTACAGAAGCAAGTGAGTCTCCAAACTTTTTAGATTGAGTATTAGTCTTTTCAAAAGTATCTTGAAGTTCATCTAGATCTTCTCTAAGTTTTTTAATAGAAGCAGTATCTCCAGCTTCAACTGCTTTTTGTAAAGCAATCTTAGTTTCACGAATCCTTGTCTGGAGTTTTACAAATTTCTCACCAGCTTCATCTACTTCCTGATCATTAACTTCTACATCAACTTTTACTTTTTTAGCCATTTCAATATGCTTTTTCTTTTTCTAAGTTTAAAGTAGCCATTAGCTATCTTTATATTCCTAGAAGTAGTTATTGTTTCTTTTGGTAGTTGACGTAACAAATAAATTGTAGATTCTATATCTATGTTGTTATAAATCATTATGACATTGTTTTTACATTAGTCAAATAAACATTTGTACCATCAGTTAGAAGGGACAAGATATCTATCCTACCTGAACCAGATGATGGAGTATATAATGATCCAGTTGCTTGTTTAACATTTGATGAGAAACTAGCTGTAGCAGCAGTAGCAGTTGTTACTACAATATTCGCTGTACGAGCAGTTCCTATATTAGTTATATTAAAGAATGTTCTTCCATTTGCATTCAAAGTTACAGTATATAAACCGGCTGTATTTAAGTCTATAGAACATGTACTAGAAGCAACTGATCCTGAAAATAAGTTTTGTTGTGCGGATCCTGTTACAATTAAAGATCCTGAAATGATAGCAGATCCTGTATGAGGAAAAGCTGAGCTACCACCGGCATTTAATGCAAACGAAGCCGTAATAGCAAAAGAAGAAGTAAGTACACTATTAGATCCGTTTGGACCAAATACATTTGAACCTGTTACAAATGATGCAGTCTGTGCAAAAGAAGATGAAACTGCATTTTGTACAAAGGATGCTGTTTGTGCTAGTGTAACAAAGGATGCTGTAGCTACTGTCATACTAGAAGTCTGAGGAGCCAGTATAGAACTACTGATCCAGTCATTATTTAATGATCTTACTGTAGCTGCCGTAATAGCATTTGCACCATTTGTTGTATATGTGGCATTCGATGCCGATGTCAGTTGTATCTGCGTAAATATGGCCATTTTTATTTATTTATCTGTTATTATAACTACTCTTAGCTAAAATCATTATTAAAGTCATCATTGAAATCACCTGCCACTGGTGCCGGACCTGGAGGTACTATTGGCGTTGGTAGAACGTTAAACAATTGTGCGGCAACCGAATCTTCAATAACTGGACCAAGTAACTGTACAAGACATTCACCTGTTGTTAGGTTGTAATCATTTATAGCTCTTATATGATAGTAATTTCCTCTAAATTGCGCAAGATCATTAAGCTCTATCTCGAAATAATCTGCTAGAGGTATTACTGCAGAAGCATTTACTAATCTAGTTCTTGGATTATAAAGAAGATCAATGTACTTTGACCAAAATGATGTTATCAGACTTTCTTGAGGAATCGCACCAAACCTAGAAGATTCTTCATTGTTGAACAAAAGGCTTCTTGAACCTGATGTTGGAAATGATCCAGTAATGACATTATAGTTATCAAAATAAGGGTATACTGTAAATGAACTAGCAGTTGCTGCTGTAGAAGTACTAGGAATATATTCTATGTAGTATTCACTAGAACTAATCATTCCGTTAAAAAACATTAGTCTAGGTTGTACTCTAGTAGGTGCATAGTTTTCGTCGCCTATAAAAATTGGAATAGACACAGGAAGAAATGATCCTGAAGATTGTACATCTGGTTGGGGTGAACAGTCTCCTTCGTTAATAATCTGGTATAGATTAGTATTACTTGTTACTGGGTAAGTCGACGAACAAAAATAAACATTCTCGTACTGATTATTAAGAGTTTGAGATGTAAGTATTCCTGTAAAGCAATCATTCCATTCTACAAATAGATAATTGTCCGGGTCATAATTAATTACATTGTAAGTATTACACTTAGTTCCAGTTGCACTAGAACCAGAAAATCCTGTAAATCCTATTTGAGCTAAGGGTCCTGACCCTACTACTGTTTGAACGTCAAATTCACCTTGACTAAAGAAAGAACCTGTATCTTGAAAAAAAGACTGGCCAAAGGTTCTATTATTCACTTGTTTGAATACTGTACTTACATAGTCTGAATCTTGAATATCAGAGAATGATAATATATTGTATGCTAAATTATTAGCCGGAACAATTTCTATTTTATCATTTAAGTTAATATACTCATTAAAATTTCTGACAGTACCATCTAAGTACCAATCATTAAAAGTTTCTACTATAAATTGATCTGGGGTTGTTCTGTCCTCATAAATTACAAGGTTGAACTTCTTTTGTATTGCTCTGATAAAGTCGATCAGGCGTATCCCACGTTTACCAAATGGCATATTTAGAGGAACATCAAAGACTAGACCATCACCAGCTTGACGGACTTGTAATATTTCCAGTGAAGTTGTTTGCCTAGCATCTTCAGGATTCAATGTTACCGTAAAGTTATTGACGCCTTGAACAGCGTATTCTATCTTTATTTTAAAGTCTCCGATTGGTAGTGTTGGTGTATTTATCCTTTCTGTTAATACATAAATCTCATTAGTTGTAGTGGAACGATTTGCTCTGACTGTATCTAAAAAATTATTTAGGTTTGATAGTGATTGACTAGCAATTAAACTACCTCCAGAATTATAATAGTATAAAGTAAATGCAGGCATGCCGGAACCTGCTCCTGAACCTGTAACTCTGAAACTTAAAGTTAAGTCACACTGTAGTTTTGATTCAACTTGTTGATTATATAAAGTTGGAGTTCCAATAGTAACAAGATTATTAAAATCGTAATTGATAGTATTGAAAGCTAAATCTGATTCTACAAGTGCCGATAAAACAGTTTGGTTAGATCCTGTTTCATTTGTTACTTTAGCTTGACCAAATGTTTCTAGGTCAAATTCATTATATAAAGGATATCTTTTATTAGCATTTAAGAAAACGTATATATCGTCTATAAATGCTTGTTCCATAAATGATCCAGTATAAGTAAATCCACACTTGTCAAATATGGCATCGAAAATTACTTTTAGCTTCATAGCTGGCTTATAGTCTTGTACGACCATAGCATCTTCAGGGTCATCTATCCCCACGCCTTCTTGAGTAGAATATTGAATTCTTTGACCATAGTCAGCCATTGGATAGACGACGTCTCCAGAAAATAAATTAAGATTCCAACTAGAAGTAATATTAGCAGCAGATGATGTATGATTGTAGCTGGATAAATTACTTAAGTCATTTAAGAAAAATCTAGTAGCATCAACCGAAAAATTACTTATGGCTCCAAAGATATTTACTTCGTAAGAATCTACAAACTTATTCTCAAGAACGTTTACTTTGACTAAATTTAAATAGCCGTTTACTAGAAAGACACTACCAAAATCAAGATAACAAAATACTCTTTGGTTAGTATTGAAAAGATCTGGTTCATAAACACTTATATCATAATAATGTTCAAAAAAATCATTATTTGTTTTAGTACCTGGAAGTGTTATAGTTCTAGTAAATGTACCAGGTACTGCTGCTATATCAAATAGATCTGTAATGTTATTACTTATCTTAATATCTTCATTTGCAAAAGTATCTAATATTACTTCTGAAGATAAAGTATTTCCTGCAACGAGTCTAAACTTGTATCCTTGAGTTGTAGTAACCGACATATTAAATAATCAATTTAAATGGTTGGCCAACATCAAAAGTAAATGTATACTGAACTAGTTTATCGTTTACGCCTGTCTTGAATGTTATATCATTCGTCTTAATAGTCAGTGGTTTTACTTCGTTATTTGGTTGATCATAGTACCAATAAACTTCGTCAGTTACTAGTAGTTGTTTAAATATATCATTATAATCTTGACTTATATAATCAGAGTTTACAGTAAGAGTTTCGTTTGAATCAACTATATATCTCTGAGTAGCTGTTTGATACTCGTTATAAGAGAGTGTAGTAGAGTCCCAAGTACCTAATTGTGGTTGGTAAACTCTTTGAGTTGTTTCAAATGTTTCAATATGCTTCTTATAGAAATTAAAGAAGTCAAACTGACCGTATCTATTTTTCCATACTATTTTAACAGGATCATAATAGAAAGGACAATCTATTTTGTAATTAATTTGACTAGATTCACTAGGTACTAAAAATATGTCTTTAGTGTTTATTTTGTAAGAAGTTAATTCAGCTCCGCCTGTTATAAAAGGAAGCGGGAATGAAGATTGACTAGGTGCAGCTGGAATCCTACTAATGTATCCGAATGTACTTCCTGTAAGAGATCCAGCAAATATTTGTGCTAATAAAGCTTGATGTGTACTTCCATCTGAATAAGATCCTGTATATTCTGCTCCGAGTTGTGCTGATTTTCTTTTATAAACACTAATCCATCCTTTATCATCTTTAGTTACAGATTGACTAACAGGCCCAGATGTCATCATTGGCCAGTAGACAGTACTAGCACTTGGGAATTGATTGATCGGTTCAGGAAATACACCATAACCATCTATTGCATTATATATACCAGAAGTTACAACAGATCCTGATTGAACAGAGCCAGAAGTAAAATTATAGTTAAAGCTAGCTGAAAAATTTAAGACAGAACTAGAAACTTCCCATGCAAGATCATTTAATTTAGCATTTAAGAATCTACCTACATCAAATATACCGGCACCGGATGAATTAGGAAATTTTCTGAGTGCGTATTGAGTAGCTGAACCTGAGTTAGCTTCACTACCTGTCCAAATACTTAATTGACAAGTGTAGTAAAAACTTGAGCTTTGAAATGCTGCATTAGTTACTGAGAATACTACTGGACTCTGTGCTAAACTTAGACTTGGTGGAAGTTGTAAAAATGTAGTTGCTGTTGGCATTATTTCTTTAATTATACAGAATTATAACACCAAATTTAAAAACTATACAACTATTCTCTGGATTCAATTAGAGCCTCGATATCAGACTCAATTGTTTGGGCAACTGCTTCTTCAAGTTGATACTCTAAGTCGTTCACAGCTTGATCTATTGCGTCCTGGTAAAAGGGAAATGCCTTTATACCATTCTTCTTTATGCCATAGGCTATTGCCCAACCTCTTTGTTCGTTAGATATGAATCTACCTTTATCGTCTCTGAATTGTTCTAGACCTTTTACTTTAGCCCATTGGATTAAAGGACCAACAGGCGGCATAATACCTTTTTTCCTACCTGACTCTACATATTCTCCATAATCTTCATAGTAAAAGATTACGCCTCCTTTTGGGTCTACAGAGTAAGAAATAGAATTGTAAAGCTTACCTGTTACTTTCTTATTCTTTTGTAAAAGATTTAGTTTAGCTTGGCTGACTACTTGACTTCCCCATTTATTATAGACATTATATAATTCAGGTGACATTATATATTACAATTGTCTATACCACCTCTGGCTTCCGAGGCTGATAAAGTAAATAAACAATTACTTGGATTGTAAGGTACTTGTATATTCAAATTAGCACCAAAACCGGCCAACATATTATCGAATCTTTGTTGAAATGGTGTAAGAGTTACATCAGTCAGAATATTATATTCTAGAGCATCAGGATTATTTTGTATATAAACAACTATGTCAGATAAAGTAGCTTGACTAGTATTTAAAACGTCTATTAAGTTAGTAATTCCTTTGTAGTTCTTTGTTATACTATTATATGAACCAGATGAATCTTGTGTAATATCTGTAACAATATCCATAACTAAAAGTGTACAGTTATATGTCATCAGGGCTTGAGTCCCAATAGTAGTGTTATTGAGAATCAAATGTGCCAGTGGAAATAAAGTTTGTTTTGCAGTATCTACATCTTCTATTTCACCATATGTAAAAGTCTCAATGTTTGGGTGTTGTAAACAAAGAGTGTTAAAGAATTGAGTGAAACTATAAAGGGTTTGCATTAGAATCTTTTATTTTTGAGTACTGAGTTCTTTTTTACACTAACTTGATTTTGAACTACATTTTTCTTCTCTAGTATTTCTTTTATATACTTTTGAAGTTTCTCTATATTCTTACTTTTAGGTGAATAACCTAAATATACTTTTTTATCCATATCTCTCATCATAGTACCCACCCACAGGTGTATTGTTGTCCTTTGTCGGGATACACATTATCTAATTTACCATTAGATTGGTTATATTCTGGATAAAGATTATTATTTGCTATCAAGTAAGTAACTAACCTTTCAGCATAAAATTGTGCTGTTTGTAGTTCTTTTTGAAGTAAGAAGTCAATGTCTTGTTTTGAAGGAAGTTGTGCCTGTTCAGAAACATTTCTATAGATAGCACCATTTGCTACATTGTAGCTTAAAAACGGAAGTGCTTCTACAAAACTATAGTGTACTAAAGTATCTACGATATATTCATCGACCAATAGTTTGTAATTTCCTGCTAGAGAACCTGATACAATATCATCTTGAAGCTTATCATAAAGTACAGTACCTAAAGTTAATAGTATATATTTGTCTTGACTAGTCTTAACAAATGGAATAATCTTTTCTGGGTCTATATTTCCACCAACATAAGCTCTCTTGATTATGTCGTTTCTAGTTATGAATAATACGTTCCTACTCATTTTATTTTGTTATTTCGTAATTATGCTCTAATGCCCAACTATTCCAATCTTGTTTAGAGAATGCTTGAGGAGTTGGTCCTTCTACATAACCAATAGTTTCATTTGGATTATCTGTATCAACATCTCCTTCATTAGGATCTGGTTCTACACCTTCAAGATCTGGTACTTCATCCGGGTTTTCAATAATTTCTTGAGCTTGTTTAGCACCTGCATCTTCAGTAAGTTCTGCCAAGAAACCAAACGGAATTAGTGGAGCAAAATAATAACTAGATCCATCTACTTCATTATATTCTATAATTCCTTGAATTGCTTTAATTATTTGTTGTTGCATTGGTTGAATTACCATCGCATAGAATATTTCGTAAGCAACTTTCAACTCGTCAGCATTTGAAGAAAAACCAGCAGCAGTCTTGATACCAAATAACATTTGGCTTGTTACTCTATGTGCAAGCATTATCTTTCTAGAAGCCTCTTCAGCAATAAAATCATATTGTTGATGTAGATTCTCTGGCCTCAACATTTCTATAGTTGTCTTAGATTCTGGATTTTCATTGAAACTCAAAATAAATTTACCGGCATTTGTAGTCCCGGAAAACTTAGAAGCAATAGAAGTTTCAAGTAGGTACTGCTCTTCAACTGGTGGAAGTCCTCCATTAAAGTTGATGATAGTACTTGGCATGAAGTTATTAAGGATATTGTTGATATGTAAGTTACCAATTTCCTCTTCTACAGCGGCATATTGGATACTTGAATAATAGTCTGGAATACCGTAATAGAATTTGCCTGGTGAGTATTTTCTCAAATAGATGATCTGTACATCATTTTCGTATTCGTCTTGACCAAACGCGGGTATGCGCGTCACAGGCGATTTACGGTTAGAGAAGTCAGCAGAATACAAATATCCTGGTATTTCTCCTTTCTCGTTTACTTTTTCTGCACGAAGTGTATCAACCGGTAAATGATAGAAGTTTTGAATCTTACTCCTGTCTTCATTGAATACACATTGAATGGCAGCATTACCAAACATTTTGTAGTCATAGACAATCTTCTGTATTTCATCTTCAGTCGTCAACTTATAAAGATAATCTTCAAACTCTTCGCCATCACGACTCTTTATACCTTTACCATATATCAAGTCTGTAGTACCATCTATACATGCTTGGTTAGTAGGTGAAGTTTCATATCTCTTGATTAGAGTCTGAAAGAAGTCGTCTTGACCATCTATACCAATTTCAACATGTTGTTTACGTCCTTTGGTTTCCGTAACTTTAGGCAAGATATATCCTCCAGATAGATTAACTACCTTTACAGTACTTGGATTTGTTTGTTGTTGTTTTTTAGTTGCCATGTTTATAGTAATTCAAAATTATTAGGTGAAACTTCATTAGAAACTCCAGACAAATTAATATTCACTTGACTATATCCACCGTCTGGAAAATACTGTCTTTGCTCTATTATAACAGTACAATCTTCATTATCTACTAAACCAAAGTTATCTTCACAAGTAATTAAAAAATCATCTTGCTTTTGATATTGGCATGGTCCAAATTCACTTCCTGATATTTGAGGAGTAGTCAAACTAAGATACAAATCAAAAGTATCTAGATAAGCTTGTTGTGAAGGTAATATTAATGTTTGCATATTAATAAAGTATATATTCGTTATTAGATCCAGTATAACTCAAGAATGGTTCAGAGTTTCTTACAATTGCTGACTGAGTAGTAGGAAGTAATTCACCTCTATAGATTACACTACAGTCTGTAGATCCTGAAAGTTGTATGACTTCCATATCATAAAAATGACTAGCACTTAGATTCAAACTTGCAGAAATATTCATGAAGTCAAATGAATCGTAAGACGCAGTAACGTTTGTGAATGAAAGTTCTTTATTTGTTTCTTTGTCTGTTACTTTAAGCCTAACTTTCAATGGAGTAACTGAACTAGCCGTGGGCATTGTTCTAACTCTCAAGAACTGTACTGAACTGGTATTGGGAAGGATTACAATCATAATATTTGTATCAATATTATAACTACAGAATCATCTTTCATTTACTTTAGAGTCTTCCTTGACCACGATAGTTTCTTTCACTGCGATCATGTTTATTATAGGTTTTTCTACTACGACCTTTCTTACGTTTACCAAATGAAAGTTTAGTTGTTTCTAATTTTGTTTTAAGTGCCATACTTTTTGATTTAAAAAAAAAGCTCTACCTAGAAATAGATAGAGCCTTTGAAAATTTGGATATGAGAAGTCTCTTTTAGAGACGGATGTCCATTAAGAGTTTGTACCGTAAGTTATTGAAGGTGCGTTACCAACACCAGCAAAAGGATTCGCTACAGTAGAACCTGAGATAAAGTTAGCAGGTAGAAATTCTTGACCGGTAAACACTGCAGTATAGCCATACAAGTCACCGTATGCTTGACCCGTTACAATTGTACCGGCAGTCATATCAGCTCCTTGATCTTTACCAACTAACAATGCGTCACCGTTTCTAGTATGAACAATGATCTGAGGGCGGCTATAAGCAAGGAGTTTAAATTCCTTAGTTGCAGTCGCTTCTAACTTCTTAAGAGTAAGTGATAACTCTTGATTAAAGAAGGTAGTGCCATTGTCACGGCTAGTATTTACAGTTTCAACATAGCCATTTGCGCCTTTTAGTTCGTACTTGAAAACAGTAGTACCAGAAGGGAATGATGTGACTACATCATTTGCATTTAGTGTAAAGCTCGCTGTAGTGTAATTCAAGAAGTAAGCTGCCTGTAAACCCGCAATCGAGTCTTTACAAGGTTCGTTTCTTCCTAGTGTAATATTACAAGCCATTTTATTTTAAATTTATTGAAGTTAATTAATGATATACCGATTAGCTGAATTGATATACGATGTCAGAACCGAATCCGAACTGAACACCTGCAGTATATCTCATGATGATTCTCACGTTCTGTGATCCATCAAGATCAGCCATATCAAGTACTTTAACTTCATTCTTGTCACTCAACAAAGCTGTTCCAAAGAACAAGTTTGATTTTTGAGCAGCTACTACACCTACATTAGCTAGACCAGGACAATGCAACAAAGGAATACCTTGGAAGTCCATTGGTTTCAATCCAATAACAGTTTGGTTGTTGTAGCCATTTGCAAAGCTAGAACCACCACCAACTGCAGTTTGGAAAGCTTTCATAGTTGCAGTAGAAACGTAGATAGCGAGGTCTTCTTTTCCGTAAACAGCGTTAGGGATAAGATCAACTACACCTTGAAGTGCAGAAAGAACTGTAGAAGAACCAGTGATAGATCCACCGTGGCCAGAACCAGAGATAACTCCAGAACCAGCTGTTCTGAACAATGAATCAAAAGAAGCAAATTGACCGTTAGTAGCACTTGAACCAGTCCAAATGTTTTGCTCGATCTTTTGAGCAACCTGAGCAGCAACTTGACCGATCATAAATTCAGTAAAAGAAGCAGGGAGATTGTCAAATACAGAGATACCCATTTCGATAGCTTCCCAGTCAGAACGAAAGTCTTTCTTACAAAGTTGCAAGTTAACTTGGAATTCTTCTGGCTGAATGATAGCTTCAGTCAAAGTTACAGTTGAAGTAGCATCAAAATCACAAGTTGCATCTTTGATAGCATCAGTATTTGCATACTTCTTGATTACTTCTTTGTACTTAATGTTTGGTTTGATAGTGATATACTCACGATCAAGAGTTGGCGCAGATAAAAGCGCTGCAGCAATGTACTTACCAGCGAACTGACCAGAGTACGTACTAGTAATGTTAGTAGTTGTTGCCATTTTTAATAATTAATTTATGTTTATAATTAGAATTTAGAATTTGCCATTTTAGCAAATACTTTGTTTATTGAATTTTCTTGTTTAGAATAATTTACAAGTGGCTTGTCGAATGGCTTAGCTTCTTCGATAGGAGCTCCTGTAAATTTCTTTTGACTAGTCATGTTTTGCTTATAAGGTCCACCATCATTTGGTTTAGCATCACCACCTACACCAACACCACCTTTAAGGATGTCATCTACTTTGGCTTCTTGGTTAGAAGATACAAGACCTAGTTCTTGCATTTTCTCATACATGTATTTCATGTTTTCTTCTTTCTTGAAAACATTTGCAATATCCTCACGAAGTTGTTTTACTTGAGCTTCAAGTGAATCAAGGCGACTAGCCATATCTTCTGGTTCTTGCATAGATACTTTTTCAGCATCTTCTTTTTTGTCTTCTTCTGGTTTAGGTCCTTTAACTTCTACTTCATCAGCAAGTTCTTTTGGATCTTTTTCCTTTTCTAGATTTTGTTTCATTTCAATTTGTTTTCCAGGTTGAGGTTGTAATTCTATAGCAATCATTACTCCACCTTTAGTTTCGATGTTGAATAATTTACTACCGTTTTCAGTTGGTACAAAGATTTTATGTACAGCGTCAGGTGCTAGAGACTTATTACCATCATCATCGATCACGAAAAGTAAGTGACCAACACTGAAATCATCTGTAGCAACAGCTGGACCATCTTGAAGTTTTGCATATGAATCTCCAGCAAGTTTAACCTCTTTAGAGTCAACTCCAACTAGAGAAGCAATTTTGTTTATGATTGTTTGGGCAGTCATAATGTTGTTTTGTGTAATTATAAAATTAAGAGTATATTTTCGCTTTGTTTTTATGAAACAGGATAAGTAATAATAACTATACCAGATCCACCTTTTGCACCGACTCCATTTTGTCCGGCGTCATTTGCAGTAGCACCACCACCTCCGCCACCTCCAGTTCCTTCTTGACCAGCATTACCAGCACCTGATGCACCACCACCTCCGTTTCCACCTCCTCCTGAACCACCTACTCCACCTGCACCTGGACCTATATTTACATATCCACCGCCGCCACCGCCGCCTCCATAAAATTTAGACGTTCCATCTTGAAGTGTAAATGCTTTACCAGCACCACCGGCTCCTCCATTTGATCCAGCAGGATTGTTAAATCCTTTTTGTGCGGCACCACCACCTCCGGCTCCTCCTCTTTGGTTACCAGTAGCAAGTCCACCATCGTTTCCTTGATCACCAAAAATAGCTGAACCAGATGAAGTTGTACCACCACCTCCAGATGCACCAGATTGAGCAGCATTACTACCACTACCACCAGTAAACGCAATTACTGGACCAGCTTGTTCAAATATGAAAGCTGGAGTAAATGAAGATGTTTCTGGAGTGCCTAATCCAGTTGTTCCACCTTTACCAACTATAATTGTATAAGTGTCTGGACCTTGAGGATTTTGTTTTAATTCATATGATGCTGTATAGTTTACACCACCAGCACCACCACCATTACCTCCAGTTCCACCAACAAGACCAGCTTGACCACTCGCACCGCCACCTACAACTAATACTTGTGCCGTGATCTCACCATTTAAAATTCTAAATGTTTGAGGGGCAGTTGCGCCAGAAGATGAAACAAATGTATGACTTAAATAATTTATACCGCCTGATACAAATGAAGCAGTAATACCACCTTCAGCTGCAAAGGGATTCAACTTAACATCTCTGGATACTTCACTAATATTCAGATTTACGTTGAGTATTGGCATTTTATTATTTTAATGCTACGATAGATCTTGCACTAGAGCCAGAATCAACTGCTGTATAAAGTCCAGGAATGAATCCAGAAGCAGATACGAGAGTAAATACTGAACCATCAACAGTTGTACCAGTCAATGATCCGATACCACCTACATAAAGTCCACCGGCCACTCCAGGGAAAGAGTATGGAAAGTTTGATGTACCAGTTGCTCCACCAAGACTAAAGTTAGATGAACCAGAAGTAATAAAGACTTCATTTCCCATTACTCCAGCATTTGATGAACTTAGAATCAAATTAGAGGTTGCACTGCTAGCAGAAACTACTAAAGATGCAGAAGCATTAAGGAACTGAGCGATGTTAGCCACAGTAGCATTCACGTTCGCTCCAATGGCGATATGGAATGTACCTGCAACATCACTAAAACTAGCTGTAGCTTGATTAGAAGATGTAAGTACAAAGTTTGTAGCCTCGTCAAAGAAGTTTGTTAAAACGAAAGATGCAGTATTGGCAGCAATACCAGTAAAGCTAATAGAAGCAGTAGCAAATGAAGTATTAGTTGCACTGTAAATACCGATAGAACGTCCACCAGAAAACTGAGGGTTGGTTACGTATGTTTTTATATTATCTAATTTCATCTTGAGATATCTTTAATATTATAATGATTTATTTTCTTTTCATTTCTTTTTTTAGACTATCTACCAACATATTGGATTTTGTTAGTCCACGACGGTATTCTTTGTCTCCAATTAAACTAATATTCATTTGTTGATAGCATATAGCTGCTGCTTGGCCTTCTTGATCGTATTCTTCTATTATTTGACTTATACAACGAGGCAAGAATTCACTCTCTTTTTCTCCTTTCCTAGGTTTAGGAATTGGCATTTTATTTAAGATTTTTAGGATTTACAATTTGTTCTGTACAAGATGTTGCAAACTTTTCCATATTATATAACGGCCCTTTTACTTCCTAGTACGTAGTCTAGATTTGCCTGCAATTCATTTACTAGTTTATGGTGTGTATTTACTTGTGCTTGTGTTAAAAATTGACCAATTGATGTATATTGAAATCCTTTTGGACTTCCTGCAACTACAGTATTACTTGTTTGTAATAATGATCCTACTCCAAATTTAAAATTACTTTTTAATGTTGAATTATAACTTGTATTAGAATATCTAGTAGTTCTAACATAAAATTCACTTACATTTCCTGTTGTATTTCCTTGTACATGAAATAATCCAGTATTAATATTACCTCCAACACTTATGAAATTATTACCATTTATAGCTGCAAGTACTTCTGTTGGAGTTCCTCTTCCCGTTACAATGTATACGTATTCATTAGCTCCATCATAACATGCAGCATCTACAGTATCATTTACTTTAGAAGAAGTAGTATAAAGTGATATATGATAAGAAGCTGATATTTCTGTTTCACCTCTTGCTGGAGTTACAAATGTATCTGTACCTGAATTTTTCCATCCGTTTATACTTCCTGTGGATGTATTATTGATATAAGTGGCAACAGAAGCTGAAGTAGGAGTAACTAAATTAAAACTAAACTGAGCTCTTGCTCCAGCATTATCTGTTTTATCAGTCATGAATGGATAAAGAAAATTTATCTTATTCCATATATCAGCATCTTTTAGATTGCTTACAAAATTAGACAACATTCTAAGTCCATCAGCATTTTGATATCCTGTAGCTTGAGACCAATCATAAACATTAGAATCAAGTCCTTTATAAAATGAAGTTGCTACAAACATAAATTATGATAAAGTTTTTATAGCTGATAAAAAAACACTTGCTGTATCAAAAGAAACAAACGATAAAAGATCTACTTTACCAGATCCAGAAGACGGTGTATATAAAGAACCAGTTGGTTGTTTTACGTTACTACTGAATGATGCAGTTGCAGCAAGTGTTCCACCAGTTGTCAATAATAGATTTACAGTTTGACCTGCTTTTATATTTGTTATATTAAAGAATGTTGATCCAGAAACAAGTGAAGTAAAGAAGTTACCATTTCTAAAGTCTATTGAACATGTTGCTGAACTAATAGATCCAGAGAATACATTACCACTAGCTGATCCTGTTACTATCAATGATCCTGAAATTACTGCAGAACCAGTATGTGGGAATGCTGCTGCACCAGCATTTAATGCAAATGAGGCAGTTACCGCAAATGAAGATGTTAATACACTATTTGCTCCATTAGGTCCGAATACTCCAGAAGAAGTTACTCTAGATGCAGTGGCAGCAGTAGTAGCAAAAGAAGCACTTGTTGCAAAGCTAGAAGAAACCGCTTGCAGTACAAATGATGCAGTCTGTGCAAAAGAAGCAGTTGTTGCAAAGCTAGAAGTTATAGCAAAAGAGGCACTTAAAAGTGATGCAAATCCACTAAGTCCAGTACCAGAACCTGTTATAGCAAATGGAGGTTTTACAAATAGATTACCTGATACTACCAATCCTCCTTCTATGCCATCAACAAAAAGTGGAACTGATAAAGGTGTTACTGGATCAAATAAAGAAAGACTTCCTGTTATTCTTAAGTTTTGTCTTAGTGTACTATTAGCAATAAAGCTAGCAGTTTGAGCAAATGAGGAACTTTGTACTGTTCCAGTTAAAAATGAAGCAGTAGTAGCAAAAGAAGCACTTACAGATGAAGAAGCAAAGTTACTTGATAAAGCAGTCATTGCTATTGCAGCTAGATTAGCGTCTTGAGCAAAGGAAGCTGTAGTTGCAAAAGATGAACTTGCTACATTAGAAGAAAATGATGCAGTTACAGCAAATGAACTACTTATAGCAAATGAAGCTGTTGCTGGTACATTTGAAGCAAAACTTGCTGTAGTAGCAAAAGATGAAGACAAAGCTTGACTAGCAAATGAAGCAGTACCTAATAGAGATCCTGTCAAACCTCCTTGGAAGTCTGCAGATCCAGTTACTTTTAATGGACCAGTAATTACATTTACAGTTCCAAAAAGTGTTTGTGTATCGTTTGCAGCATCACCAAAAATGTTAGATCCTGATGAATATATTATTGAACTTGATTGGAATTCTACATTTAAGAATGCTACTGAAGCAGTTCCTGTAATCTGGACATTAGATGCCGTTACACTATTAAATGTAGCATTAATATTATTTTTGATACTTAAGGCGTGTGAAGCTGTTTGTGCAAAAGAAGCAGTTAAAGCTTCTAAAGCATAACTTGAAGTTGCTGGTACATTTGATGCAAATGATGCAGTTACAGCATGAGAAGCACTTATTGCAAATGAAGCCGTTGCTGTAGGATTAAAGTTCAAAGCAAAAGAAGCAGTACTACTAAATGAACTACTAACACTATTTTGTACGAAGCTAGCAGTCTGAGCATTTTGTACAAATGAAGCAGTCAAAGCATTAGAAGCAGTAGTTGCCAAAAATGAAGTTTGAGCAAATGCAGCAGTTACAGCGTGTGATGCTGTTATAGCTAATGAACTAGTTAAAGCAAATGAAGCTGTAGCTAAAGGATTAAAGTTCAAAGCAAAAGAAGCTGAAGTAGCAAAAGCAGCAAATGACGCAGACTCAATAGAACCTGATACAAATGAGGCTGTAAGAGCAAGTGATGCTGTACCTACTTGCATAGACCCTGTTTGTACTACAAAAACTGTCGAGTCTGTCCAGTCGTCATTTAATGATCTTACTGTAGCAGGTGTAATTGAACCTACTGTATTATCTATATAGGTTGTATTCGATTGCGCTTGTATCTGGGCTCTAGTTTTAACAGCCATTTTCTAAATAAGTTTATTGATAAAAAGGTCCGAATGCTTGTTGATTAAAACCTTCTGACCATGGATTTTCTAATAATTGTTCTCCGTCTCCGTATATATCTCCAATACCTTGATTAATCAAATATCCTTTACAACATTTTCTAGAGTAAGTATGTTTGTCGGCACAAAGGCAGGCCATTAAACCGTTTCTAGGTACTGCTAGACCATAGGAATATTTCATGTCTAGAGGAATATCTCTGAACCCATTCATGTAACCAGCTTGAGAAACTCTTCCTTTACTGAAATATGGACGCTTATTATTAGGTTTCGGCATGAAGTTTATTCTGATATTATAACTCAGAATTTCTTATTCATTTTTTACGAGTCCTTTATTCATTTGTTCTTGCTGTACTTGAGTTAAGTCTTTCTTGTAGTCTAAGAATGTAAGTGCAGTATGAATATTCAATCTAGTTACTTCGTCAAACTTTAGTACGTCGTTATCTGCTAGAACTGCAATTGTGGAGTAAAGTCCCCATTTTCTTTGAAAGTGGCTAACAGTTTCATAATCTTTGGATCCAGCTTCTCCTTTTGTAGGTTCTTGATCGAAGAGTTGAGGATATCTGTCAACAAGTCCAGCTGTAAATTGAAAAAAAAAGATAGACTTCCGAACACTATGTCCATTGTCAACTTTTTACTAAATAGTTCTACACGATTGTCTTCAGTTCCGGAATATGATTGAATGGTATACTTATCTCCTTTTTCTTCTACAATAGGCCTGTAAAGAATCGACATAATTAAAGCTATGTTATTCCAAGTATCACGAGTGTAAGTAACAAGGTCAGAATATTCACCATATTGTAATTCATCAAGTGATGGTATAAAACCGTACTTTTGATCCATTAACTCAAATGTTAGAACTAGCTCTTGTGTTTTACTCTTGTTGATAAGTTCTATCATACTATTTGATATATCTGTAAATACTTTCTCAGGTAAAACTTTATATACATCGGCTGATACTCCACAGAAGTAGTATATACTATTCTCTAATACTTTTCTTTGATAGTCATCGGTCGACTCATAAGGTTTTACTGACTTGTGAAATCTAATATAGTCTTCGA